CCACAATTTCGAACCATAACGGTCGTTCGCGACAACCGGCCAGGTATCGCCCCACCACCCCATCGGAACATCAGCGTTATCATCAGGATCGGCGCGGCGGTGGGTGAATAAAGAAATCACTACAGCGCGGGTGAGCGGATCAAGTTGAGAACCGGCGCTTACCCGTTTCCCATTTACCGTAAGCCAGAGTTCCATCACACCCCCATTTGTTTATCAGGTTTATCCGTGTTATTGCCCTGCCCGTTTTCTCTGTGTTTATGCCCGTTATAAGCAACACGCATCGCCGATATTGTCTGGCCAGAAGTATCACAGAGGTCTTTGATCTGGCCCGTTGACTCAATATCCATTTCAAAGCGGGCTTTAGGCGCGTTTTTAAACGTAATCACCTTGCCACCACCATCAACAACAATCCCGGCGCGTGTCAGCGTGACTGACTGCCCCTGGTCATCGTAGAGAGCAACCTCCCCCGTTTTGAGCCCCTTCATGCGATAGCGACGATCAGACACGGTGATCGCAACGGCGTGAGAACGGTCACCATCAGGAAACAAAACAACAGCCTCAGCCCCCGCTTGTGCACGAGAAGTGAAGCCATAGGGTTCAAGGTGCTCAATACCCGCCTTTTGCTGCCCAGCCAGTAACTCAACATCTATCATCTGGCACTTAGACGCTGCGTTGATACTCTTCACAACAGCGCGTCCAATGAGTCCCAGAACCTGTCTCTGAAGGCTTTGCATTACTCCCATTAGAACGGGTCCTCTTTGACTTTGCGTTTTTTAGCACGCTTCCGACTGCTCTCTTCGGGCTCAGGAAGATAGGCATCCGGTGGCCCGACGCGTAACTCTGTCAGGGTGCCGTTATTGTCTTTAGTGAATGAGACTTCAGAGATGAGGAGTTCGCGGTTGTTGAAGCCGCAGATCGGATCGAAAACAATAACCCGCTGGTTTGGCTGCCACAGAGAACCATCCCCCTGTCGCCAGCCCCACACCGTGTACGTGGCTTCATCGGTACGTGCAGCGCGTTGTCGCGCCTCGAATTCGGCGCGCGCAATGCAACTGGCGCCAGTCGACTGCCCTGTTTGTTGTACTGCCATAGGGCGGTAACGGCCAATTGAGGCATCTGTTGTTTTTGCACGAAGAGCCGTTGTGGTAGCAGCACCAAAATCATCATCATTTCCGGCGCGCTGACCAGAAACCTGATAAGTGGAAAAACGTTCACGAATACTTTTTTCGGTATCACAGGAAATAACGTTTTTTCCCAGCACCAGAGCTGTATGAGCGCGCGTGGTACCAATGCCGCCGATTACCAGCCTTCCACGCGGATCATCGTAGGCCAGCGCCTGCTGCTGTCCAAGCATCTTGTTCAGGACTTCAATAACCGTTTCACCGTGGTCGGGTTGCACGCCGGGAATAACACCACCCGGCGCGCCAGCGTTTATCACCGCAATGCCAAAAGGTCTGGCAAGCGCCGAGGCAACCTGAACGAGTGATTGCCCATTGAATTGAGTCGGTTCAGCAGCACAATCAATCAGATCGGCGGTCAGACTTCGCCCGCTAATTCCGACACTAATTGATCGCGCATCATAGCGAACCGGCGTTGCTTCAACCCAACCGGTAACCACCAGGTCAGCACCGATTAGAACCTCAACCTTGTCGCCGTTTTTAACCCTGGGCTGAAGTGACGCAACACCATCACCACCGGGCCACTGGCGGGTAATCTCTACACTAAAATCTCGGGCCAAACGCTCAATCCCTGCACCAATACGAATTGACGTCCAGCCCCCCCACTCACGACCGTTAACACGGAGAGTCACGTTATCGTTCATCGTACAGGAACCCTCAGCGGAGCTACCGGCACAAAGCCCGGGTGAGCCACAGCATTGCGCCTGACAATGTCAGACTCCCGTGAAGCGTTATCGAACCAGGTTGCTGCCAGAACCAGTGCAGGCGTTACCTCATCAGGCGTTCTGATAACGGTCTTTTGGGTCTGTATCAGGCGGTGTTTTATGTCTTTGTTAAGGTCAGATTTCACTCTGCGCAAAGCGAGAAACAAACGATCATCGGTCGTGCGGGATAGTTCTTTATCAATAGCAGTATTCAGCGTGTCACGGATATCGACCAGATCATCCCATGCAGGCACGTCGATAACTGTCGCTTCATCAGGAGCATTATTCAGCTCAGGATGAGTAACAGAAGGCCAGCCAGTGGACTGCTGGCTTTGCTCGCTTGTCGTGACAACTGGAGCAGGTAAAGTCGTGACAGCGTAAGCCGCTTCGCTTATTGCTGTTGTGCGAACCGCGCTGGCAACATAATTACTTTGCTGTTTCTGGCTCTGCGTCGTCTTGCTGTCCGTTTTCCATACGCCACGCGGTGCCAGATCACTCCCCATGGAGATACCTGAAAAGTTTTTAATCATTGTGAACAGGTCGCTGGCATTACCCGAGAGCCGATTCCCCGAACGCCACATTGCCTGCAACTGGTCAACAAAACCTTTGCCTGAAGATGGCGGCGGGAGGAGAACAGAGATATCACCCTGCATTAGCCGTGCTGCGGCGGAAATACCAGAATCGACCATCGCCATTTTGTCAGAGACATAGCCCAGCATGCTGGTCGCATCGTCAATCACACCGTTCTGGACGAAATCAGGCATGCCATCCATGCCGAACTGGTCAAAGTTGTCGCTGATACAATCATCAAGTGCAGAACAGGAAGATGCCAGCGTGTTAGCTGTTGCTGCGCCAGCCGTTGGATATTCAAGTTCACCCGCTTCGACGAACTGCAGATCAAAGCGCACCATCCGCCCTTCACTACTGGTCGTGCTAACACGGATTTCACCATCAACACAGACGTTAAGCTCACCATATGTTGGATGTACCAGAGTGCCTGGTCCTGGTTTATTCAGTGCTTCTATCAGCCTGTCTCGCTGGTCAAAACAATCATCACCGATAACATAGGCTGTGATATTCGGGCGAAAAGTAACCCTGCCCAAATCTTCAGTATATGGTTTGTCTCTGTTGGGGTATTCGTGCGTTTCGACACGACGACCTACCGGAGCCCCCTCGCCTTCCGTCTTAAATACAATCCCGCGAAACGACGCATCCACCAGCCGATCTTTCCACGCCATAAATACTCCGGACATAAAAAAACCCGCCGAAGCGGGTTATATTGAATGAGGCATAAACTTAACCAGGAATGACAGCCTTGCAGATTATCTCCTGTATTCCAGATGTCCCGTTTTTGTTAATTCCAGCCTTGACTACCCCATTTTTCATAACAGTGATAAAAAACTGACCATGCGGCATGGTAAATCCAAAATCAAATCCGACAACCTCATCGGATAACAAATCGTCACCCTTGAACTTTGCCCCGATCCAGCTAAGTTTTGCATCTGGACCCTGTCCATTTTTGAAAGTGTACAACCCAAGGTTACCGCTGAAGTCATAGGTTGCTTTAGTTATCAGAAAGGTACCGCTGGCTGATGGTGCCGGACATTCAATAATGATTTTTTCACTTAATTGACCATTGCCATCAGCAGCACTTTTCACTTCGTTTACGAAGTTTGCTGTGTACTTGTTTTCTTTTGCGTGCGCTGACAAAGCCACTGCTGAAATAACTAACGCAAGCAGGATATTTTTTTTCATTTTCTCTTACCTGAGCACAATCATTAATGTGAGCATTTTACATACATTAACTATGAGTTGAATTAATTATCTCTACTAAATCGGTTATATCCCACATCGTAAGAAAGCCAAGGTGTCGCGCTTCCGGCAGGTGTCGCAACGCGCATTCCTGGCGGCGCATTATCGAAAGACACGTTAAGCTCGCTACGCTGCGTCTGTGGGGATAGTGCCCGATCCATAACGGCACCGGGTCTCAGCAGTGGAACTACAGGTTGATAGCTATCCCTTGTAGTCTGACCCGCAAACATTTCTCTTTGCTGCTTGTTGTTATACCAGCCGCCTGAATTCCAGCGGTTCTTCAGGGAATCCCAGAATGAGTCGGTATGATCGGCCTCTTTTGCCGCATCGGCGATTTCCTTGAGTTGCTCAAACATATAAATGGCAACCGCAATCTGAACTGTCGTGGCACCCAGCATGGCGATTTTCCCAAGAACGCCTGATAACTGGCTCGCAAGAGCAAAGGCTGTACGCAGTGAACCGATGGTTTTCACTGTAAATGCACCGGTCATGTACATCCCAACACCACCCAGTATGGTTTCCCATCCCCCCATTGCCTGCGCAACATTATCCACCTCCTGCCAGACCTCTTTAATAACTGGCGCAACATCATCCCAGTTATTAATGATTAGCATAGCTCCCGCTGCCAGTGCAGCAATCGCCAGTTTCGCAGGTGAAAGATTGATAACGCTATTGAGTATCCGGAAGGCGCGTGAAAGAACGCCAACAGCACTACCGGCCACCAGGAGTGCTACCCCGAGTTTAGCGACTGACTTCACCATCTCTGGATTTTCTCTGACCAGGTCGCGGACATGCTCCAGCCATGGCATCACGGCTTCTGCCGCTTCATTGATAACCGGAAGGAAGGTATCCCCCAGCGTGACAGAAATGGCGTTAACACTGTTTCTCAGCAGGGTTAACTGGTTTTCCGTGGTAGCCGCACGAGAAGCATATTCCTTTTGCATCGAGCCGCCGTACTGCTGGGCGTCTGCCACTCGCTCAAAGTTGATACGCAACAGGTCCATATTGGTGAGAAGTGGTGCTATCGCACCAGCAGACTCACTGCCAAACAACATATTCATCGCCGCAGCCTGCTTTTCTTTCGGGATTTTTGATATCCCGTCAAGCACCTTCAGCATCGTGCCTTTCGAATCTTTCTGCATATCTGCAGCCAGCTTTTTCGGGTTAATCTTCAGTGCGGCGAGAACCGTTCTCTGCGCTTTGGTTGCTGCGCCACCTGAAGTTAAGGCTTTCATGAAGTTTTTAATGCCTGTTGCAGCAATTTCAGGCTCCACACCCATGCCGGCAATCGTTGCCCCCAGCGCCGCAATCTCACCCGAAGCAACCCCGGCAATCTCGCCAAGCGGCCCGATTCGGGTCACAATCTCTGATATTTTTCCGGCATTCGCTGGCCCGGTATTCCCCAGATAGTTAATTTTATCAGCCAGAACCACCACATCATCCTGGGTCAGTCTGAACGCAGTTCGCCACTGTGCCATCATCTGACCAGACTCTTCGGCGGTGGTGTCAAACGCCACTCCCATTTTTACCGCGTCACTGGCAAACTGCATCAGATCGCTTCGTGCGATGCCAGCCTGACCGCCTGCCGCGACGATCTCTGCAATACCCTCAGCAGCCATCGGTAACTGGGTGGAGAGCGTCAGGATATCGTCGCTCATCGCTGCAAAGGCATTCCTGTCGTCCAGACCATCAACAACCTTACGGATGTCGGCCATTTTCGACTCAAATCCCATTGCCGCATTAACAGGCATAGCCAGTGCGCCGAGAATGGCCACCCCGGCGGCAGTAGCGCCCACTGACAGCCCGGCCATTTCCTTCTGAAATCCCTTTAACTTTTTCTGCATCCCTTTCATTGGCCCTGACAACCGGTCAACGGCGGTAATAATCGCTTTTAGTTGAAAGTCATCAGCCATGTTTTATTTCCTCGTTAATGCGAACGGCCTCGCGCTCCAGCGTCAGGAACTCAGAAATCGCCGTCCGCCGGAGATCAAGAGGATTTATTCGCCAGAAGTAAGCGGTGTTGTAGAAGCGTTGTCGGAGGTTTGCTCCGTCCCCGACCGGGTAAAAAAATTCAGGATCAACATGCAGGCTTTAAAAATATCCAGCTTAGCCATCTGCGCTGCCGAAGAGCGAGGGATGTCAGCAAGTACAGGGATGTACTTTAGCGAAACGGCACTGTCCAGCCTGACGCCTCCATCCGCAGACACTGTAAACGGGAATCCCACAGCCTCAATTTCGTCATACGTGGGTTCCCGTAACTCCAGCACGTGGATTTCTTCACCGTGCGCACGAACCGGTTTGCTGAGTTTAAGCTCTTTCATTACTGGTAATCCCCTTCTTCACCGTGGAATTCAAGATCCGCCGTACCTTCTTCGGCGTTGTGGTTTGCTTCTCCGTGCAGCCAGGCTGACGACAAGACATAAACCTGACTGTTTGCCAGTTCGGCGGTAATAGTCATCTGGTCCGAGGTAGTGACCTTGTTGACCGGAAAATCTTTCGGCACTTTGAAGGTGCCTTTGATATACGGCGCGCGGTGCGTTTCTTTACGATCCACCGAACCATCAAGGCCAATAACATCATCATTGACCTTAGTGTTCATCGGCACCTCAATACCGCCGGTCATGGATAATTGCTGACCATCAATTTTGAAATAACAAGTACCTGCAATGCGCGGCATTATGCGGACTCCTCTTGATACTGAAGGCGGAACTGGTTAACAACCGCAAACACTCGCAGCTGGTTAACGTAGTCAGGCGGGAACAGGGTGTTGATACGGTTTGGGTTTGTCGCGTCACGTTCAACCTTCAGGTATTGCTTGAACAGGTCGTAATTTTCTACGATCCCGGCGCGCTCCATCTGTCGGTAAGTCGCCAGCAGTTCCCCTTTGATAACTGCCGGGGTAACAATCGCCTGACCAGGACCAAAGCGAGTGCCGTCGTTCGCCAGTTTATGGCGCCCATATTTACTGGTGATAACCGATTTCAGTCTGCGCAAGACATAAGCGCTGGTATGCAGCGTCTCGCTGTCGAGATAGCTGTTGTCTGCAACACCGTAGGCGTTTTTCTTGTACGTTGTAACGTCGCGCTGAATGCGCAGCGTGCCGCTTTCAACGTATGAGGTTGCAATCCCATGTGACAGCAGAGACTGCTGCTCGGTCATCGTGAAGCGCTTCCCTTTTGGCGCTGGTAGCATGTCCACGAGTTCACCTGTCTGGGTTGGGCGCGCCGGATCATTGCGGATAAATACCGCATTGCGCGCGGTACGACTGGCCGCTAGCTCATCTGCCGGAGTCTGCGTTTCTTTCTCGTAGCCCGCCAGAGTAATGTGCTGCTGGTTAAGCTGATCACCTGCGGCAACCAGCTCAGAGAGCGTTCCGAGTTTCGAGGTATAAACGTGGCCATAAAGCTGGCGCGCGTAGCTCCAGCGACCGCTGGTATCGTTCATTTCGCTGACAAATGCATTAACCGAGGCCAAATCATTGAACGGGTGGCCAATATAATCAAACGGCTCATCAGCCATAGCGGCAATAGCACCGTTGAGTACCGGGGCACCTGTTCCGGCAGTACCAGCGGCAACGGCTACAGCTACGCCTGCGGGCAACACTTCCCCTCCACCATAACCGTAATAATTCAAAACCACGGGGATTTCATTCCCGCTCAGACCTTTATGACGTGCTGTCAGCGTGACCACGCCAGCAGCAGACGAAGCGATAACCGGCAACATAGGATCAGCATTGATTGCATCTTTAATGCTCGATGCCACAGCCTCAACATCATCACCGCTTACAACTGCTGCCTGAATACGAGTACGCCCGACATAAACATTCACCGTGCCGCTCTCAGTTGCTGCGCCAGTTACGGTCAGGGTATACGTGGCCGCCACTCCTGCCGCTGGCTCAGGGACAGCAATGATGTAAAGCTCACCAAAAGGATCGGTTTTACGATACGCAGCAACCATGCGTGCAAGCTGACTACCGGGACCACAAATCTGTTTCGCATAATCAGCAGATGGCATCAGTACCAGCGAATCAGGCTCAATTGCCGCACCGGTGTTTGCGTGACCCAGCAGCAACGACGGCGCTGACTCCTGACTTGTATTTGCCGCCGAATTATCCATCTCAGCATAAAACAGTGGCACCAGCGTATTTGCCGGGATAGTGCTGAAACTAACGGTCATTGGTTTCCACCTTTTTCTGTTTAACTTTGTTCACGCGCCTGATATCGCCAGCGGCTTCCCGGCGCAGCCAGTAACTGCTTTCTTCAACATTTCGCCCTTCAACAGGCAAAAGGTCGCCTCGGGCAGGGTCAGGTACTGACCGCCCGTTTTTGGGTTTTACAAACATGGGTTTCCTCAGGAGGGAAGAGTTATCTCTGTGTGATGCTCGGGCTTCCCGTCGGGGCCATGTCCCGGATCGATAAAATCAACATCAATCGCCAGCGTTTTAAAATCATCCAGATCGTTCAGCTCGTCCTGCTGACGAGTGTCATCTTCTGAAAGCTCTTTCAACACAGAGAAGTCGAACTGGTAGCTCAGTTCATGCCGGTTCACATCAAGCAGCGTGCCACCTGCATAGGTGATCGGGTTTCCGCGCTCTTCAGGATTCCAGCCCAGGAGCGCTTTAAACAGTGACTGTCGTACATCGTGAACAACATCATATGAGGCAAACTGACCGCGATCATCCCGGCCATTGCTGACAAACACAATGACGGAAAACCCTTCGGTTAAATCCTGCCAGTAGTCAGTCTGGCTCTTCTGCTCCCCTGGCGAATCATCTCCAGGAACAACATAAGCCGCCGGCAGTTTCAACTTCCCAACTTCCGGCAAGTCCTTAAACTGCGCAGCACCTGCTACACGACTCTGGAATTCCGGGCAACGCGCCCGTAGTGCTGCAATAATCGGGGCCAGTTTCATCAGCGTCGCCTCTCCGGTTTGAGTGATAGCCGCAGTTCACGCGCCAGGTAGTAACGCGTCCACGGGTTGTTTTTGTTGAGTGTTTCAACCATGAAATTATTACGCGGAGCCAGACGCCAGCCACTACCACCGGAAGCGCCGCGATGATGACTCCGACGGCGCTTAGCACCACCGCGCACACCGTAGAACAGAAATGCCGGGTAAAAATCGCCGGTGATTAGTCGATTCCCCTGCCCGTTCCTCTGGTTCGGTGCAATACGTGCCATAAACCCCGGTCGCCGCCCACTTGCTTTCGGCACCATGTAGCCAATTGATTTTGCCAGGCGTCCTGTCTGATATCCGGGGTTTTCCCCCGGCTCAGAACGTCCGCGGCGCATTACCAGTCGACGTGCATCACGCATATGTCGCTGGCCAATGGTGACAAATGCCCGCCGGACACGCGCGCGGTTGAAGCGCATTTCGTTCGGCTGCTGAAAATCAACGTGTAAAAAGGGTTCCGCCATTGGAATTCCCTCCGGTATTTTCTGTAAATGAACCCAGTTCGGTGCACTCAAGAAGCAGAAACCGCCGTTTACTGTTTAGATCACGAACACGTTTCACGCGGTACACCTCATCGCCCTTCGCCACTTCAAAATCGCTGGTAATTCCGCGGCGCCAGCGAATGGTGATGTAATGCGTGATCACGTTATCTGTCTGAGCCGTTTCCTGGTATGTCGTCGCGCTAGTTTGCACCACCTTTGCCCAGGCGTTGAATGAAACCGGGTATTCAGGCTCAGTTCCGAAATCATCTGAGGGGACATCGACTCGTTTACGGATCAACACCCGTTTATCCAGTTCTCCCGGATCGGGAAGCAGGTATGTCGCGCTGGTTTGCGCCTGGCGAAGCTTCATTGTGGGTAAATCCGGTGCGGTCGTGCCAGCCAGGTAAAGGCCATCGGTAATTCGACCATTTCGACCTCACTGATCGCCGAGCGATTCTCATAGAAGTGAGTAACCAGAAACAGAATCGCCAACCGGACAGACGCTGGCATGACCATCCCGTCGGGATCGCTGGATGGTATCGTAGTACCTTCAGGATAGAGATTCCTGTTCAGATATTCTGACGTTCGAGACTCAGCAGCAGCACCGATCAAAGTGAGGTATTGATCTTCTTCACTGTAATCGGGTTCAAGGCGTAGCTGGCTCTTGATGTCTTCTAGTGTGATAAGCGGCATTTGCATCACCCATAAAAAAACCCGCAGAGCGGGTTATTTTTTTGCGTTCTTCTCTGGCTTAGTCACCACCGTCGGCTCAGGTTCTGGCTCAGTGGGTGCATCCTGTGAAGGGGCTGGATTAGGTTCGAGAGGTGGAACAGACGGAATGTCTTCACCACTACCCGTTTGAGCCTCCGCGAGAATGCCGATCTGCCCGGCAATCTCAATCGCACGCGCCGGGATTTCGTCATGCTCTCCGGCTTCAATAGTTTCGATTCGGCAACCGTCTGGCGACCACTTAAGAGGTTTTAAAAGGATGACCATTTCAACTCCTGAAGGCGGACATATGCCCGCCATCGTTAAAGGTTACGGGTTAGCCGGCGCGCCAATCTGCATGATTTTGATAGCCTGCGAATCCGTCAACATGCCGCCAGTGCGTTTGGTGGTGTAGAAGCCAACAAATGGTTTGTTGGTGTACGGGTCGCGCAGAACGCGCGTCCCCAGGCGGTCAACGATCGTATAGCCACGTTTGAAGTTACCGAAGGCGATAGCTTTAGCATCAGCGGCAATATCTGGCATCTGTTCGTTTTCTGCGATGCCGTAACCCACCAGCATTGATGGCTGACCAAGCTCCAGACCCGGACGCCACAGGTAGTTGTCTTCTTTATCTTTGAGGATTCGCGCGGCGAAAAGCGTGTTGTTGTTCATCATGAACTTGGCACCGTTGCGGTGCACTTTACGAAGCGTGTAGATCAGTTTGATAATAGCATCAGCAGTAAGCCCTGTTGCAGCCCCGGACAGGATGTGCTGCAGAGTGCCGAACGGACGGGTTTTGTCATCTGCCAGGGTTGACGCATAGGCCAAAAAACCTTTGGGCTTATCGCTACCGTCGCCCGTGGTAAACGCAATCTCCTCTGCTTCTGCGAACCCTAGCGCCAGCTCGCTGTTGATCCACGATTCGACATCGAAGAACGCATCATCAAGCATGGTTTGCGTGGCCTGCGGGTTTGCGTAAATCTCACCCATGGACGGTTTGATCTGCGCCAGAGTCGGCGTATCTGTCGCGTTGCGAGCATGCGTTTCACTAACCCATGCAGATTTTGCACCCCCAGTGTTTACCACCTTGCGATAGTCTGGTGTGCTCAGCGAGATAACTGTGGATTCCTGGCGCATGACGACCTCATCATGCAACAGATTCAGCAGACTACGATCCAGCTCTTCAGGAACTGCATAACCGCCATCAGCATCCACTCCCGTCTGGAGCGCTTTTTGTTCCAGTTCGCGCAGGCCATCTTCATTGCCCTTGCGGACAAAGTCCATAAAGGCGGCTTTGTGCTCCGTTACAGACTTGCTTTTCGAGCCGCCGCCTGGTCGTCTGGATGCCGCAAGCTCTGCTTCCAAATCGGATTTCAGGTTTTCAAGCTCGGACAACTTGCCGTTCAGCGTTTCGACCTGGCCTGCCAGCGCGCCCTTTTCATTCTCGATTGCGTCAATACGCTTGTCGTTCTTGGACTTAAAGTCTTCGAACTTCGCCTGCAGTTCCTGCGCGACCTGTTCTACGTCTTTGATATCGACTGCCATAATCATTTTCTCCTGATTAAAAATTGATGTTTTTAAGTGCATTCAGTGCAGAGTCCACGTCATCAGCGTCGCGCAGATTCAGTGTGCTGTATCCCCCAGCCATGAATGCTTTGGCCTGGGTACGTGAGAGCCCAACGTCGCGCAGGACTCTTTCAATACTTTTTTGAGAAGGCATTTCGCCGCGAGCAAACGCACTTTTCACATCACTAATTCGCGCCTCATCATTCGACGGGAACGTCACAGGACTCACCTCCCAGAGGTCTATTTCTTTGAGAAGAAATACCTCTTTGGTTCGGTCGTACTCCCAGTCCTTCAGCATGTAGCCAATAGAAAGGCCGGTTAAAGAACCGGCCTTCATGTGAGCATGTGCGCGCTTTGCCAGAGGATCGGCGTCAATGAGAAGTCGCCCCTTCACATACAACCCGACATCATCCTCTTTCATATCGGTATAGATACCGATCGGCTCATCCATCCGATGCTGCCAGAGCATGGCAGGAAGAGATTTCTTCTCACGCCATGCCTCAAGAGACTTGCTGAACGCGCCGGGAACAACCACATCGTCGTAGCTATCCTTCACCCCAAACACAGAGCCATAGCCTTCAAACTCTCCGTTATCGCTGACGGATTTCAGTTTCAGCGGAATGTCTAACCGCTGTTTAGTCATCGGCATCTTGTCGTTTCTCCGTTTTGGCTTGCTTACTGCCGTCAGATGGTTTTGTTGTCATGTTCATTGGTGTGAGATAAACATCGCCACCAGGGCGGGGATTGCGATCCTCAAGTTCAAGGCAGTCATTCGGTGAATACATGCCCCAGTTGATTGCAGTCGCATAGGCATCAAACCGTGACTTCATATCGCCACGAAGTAACGCACCAACATTAAACTTCGCGTAGTACGTTCCCTGCTTTGAATCACGAATGAGCCCGACATTAATACGCTGCTCAATACGGGTCAGGTAGGGAACCAGTGAATAGTTTATGAACCCCATCCCCAGCTCTTCGATATTGCTGAATGTTGCGCGGTCTGTGTTCTGGACCATATGCATTGGCACCCGAAACAACCGACAAATTTCCTCAAGCTGAAATTTGCGCGTTTCCAGAAACTGGCTGTCTTCGGCGCTAAGAGCCATAGATTTCCAGTCAAGGCCCATTTCAAGAATCATTGGTCGGTGAGCGTTACCCAGCCCCTGGTGCTTTTCTTCAAAATCAGCCTTCAGACGGGCATAAGCGGCATCACTTAATTCACTATCAGTGCGTAGTACCCCAGATGTAACAGCACCATTGCTGAACAACCTTGCACCATGTTCCTCAGTTGCAAGACCAAGTGAGATAGCCTCTCTTGCATAGGCTATAGGGTTCAACCCCACCAGCCCATCCAACGTAAGAATACGAATGTGCCAGATATCATCCTGACCCAGCACATCCATCGAACCATCAGGAAAAGTCACCTGGTAAACAGGCTCCCAGTTGCTATTAAGCTTTGGCTGAACGCTTCCAGGATCAAGCGGGAGAAGTTCAACGACCTCACCTAACGCCTTAACTTTATAAGCGTAAAAATTTCCACGAAGACACAGGCAAACCACAATTAACTCCCAGAACTCCTGGGGGGTCATGTACCCATTGGGCTTTAAAGAAACCAACTTCTGGAGGCGCTCTCCCGTGGCCTTTTCCTTACCTTTACCTGCCGTTTTAAAGATATTGCAGGGGAGCATGCCTATGGATTCAGCCAATACACGCACGCAACCAAATACCGCAGTTAGCCGCATAGCTCGCTGGCTGCTTACTCGTTTCCCTGTATAAGTGTCATATGACAGCCCGACCTCCTGCGCCAGATCGGCCGCGGTGTAAACTGGCTGACTGCTTTTGGAAAACATACCGGGGAAGAACATCAGTCACCTCCCGTTTGTTTCTCTGATGTGGAGGATATAAATTTTGCCACCATCCATGACCAGGTCAGACACAGTAGACCTCCGGCAATATAGCCTGCAGGGGGATAAATCATCCACGCCCCAAATGAGAGCAACAGAGCCCCCAGCACTCCGACCAATGGAGTGAGTATTTTCAGGATCATAAACGCCTCGGTTTAAAGTGAACGAATGCCGCGGGATTCGATACGATCGGAGATAGAGTCCACTTTTTCGTAAAGCATTGAACGTCCAATCGCCATAATCAGAGCAACCGCGCCGTCGATTTTGTTTTCGTTCTGCTCCTTAATGGGTTTTACAACGTCGTCATTACCCGGCAGATACTTCCCGACCACGTTGCTGATACACCAGCTCATGATCGGGTTACCGTCGTGATGAAAACGCCCAGACTCAATGGCTGCTTCCAGCTCTTTCATTGGGTCTGACATATTGGTGTAGTTCTGAACGATAGTGATCGGATTAAGACTTTCATCAGCCAGATCATGTGAAAGCCCCGTCGCGCCGAATGGGTCAATCGGAGACTCACTGACCGGGTTGAGTTTGTTTGCTGCTTTGGCCTCTTCAAGGATGTAGCGGTAATCCACTTCAGCGCCATCAGTAACTGTAAGCAGTTCCATTTCAACCCATTTCTGAAATCGCTCCGCAGTACGACGATCTTCGTTCTTTTCAACACTGAATACTGTGTCGTAGGGAACCCAGAAGCGGGGAGCAATGCTGTAGTAATGTGTCTTGCCGTCAATTTCCCTGGTGAACAACCGCGCCATACTGTTCATATCCAGCTTGCGCGCCAGGTCAAAAGCCAGAACACATGGTTGACCTTCGAACATTTCCAAGGTCAGGGTTTTATCTTCGCAATTCTGCCAGGATACCAGGTTGAAGAAAGCTGCTCGGGCAGCAACCCAGATATTGAGATGCTTGGTTTTGAACACGCCAGCCTGGCGAGCATTATTGATAGCACGCTGTTGCTGGCTTAACAGAAAGTCGCGGTAGACTGAGACACCCATATTCGGGTTGGCTTTCTCAAGCACCTTTGGATCAGTCCAGTCGTCACCTTCATCAACCGTATAGATCACGCCAAACAACTCGTCGTTGGGTACCGTGCCGTTTAGCATTTCAATCACTTCACGTCGTTTGTCGTAGCATGGACCTTCGATGTTGTAACCTGCTGTGGTGATCGCCCACATCAGCGGTTGTCGCCGCGCCCCCATACCCGTCAGCATTGTGGTGTAGAGCGAATCTGTCGGGTGTTCGTGATACTCGTCAACAATCGCACAGTGCGGTGAAGCGCCGTCCCCAGGGTTACCAATCAGCGGCTCAAAACGCGCGCCATCTTCTGGCCGGTTCAGGTTGGACGCATTAACTTCGATCCCGAACGCTTCCACCAGCAGCGGTGTGCGCTTACACATCAGACGAGCGGGCCTGAATACTTCCCACGCCTGCTTTTCAGTTGTGGCCCCGGAATATACTTCAGCGCCAAACTCGTTATCACAGGTAAAACAGTACAGCGCCACACCCGCCGAAATGGCCGATTTCCCGTTTTTACGCGGTATCTCCGTGTAAACCTCGCGAAATCGACGAAGCTTCGATCCTTTCTGGACCCAGCCAAAGGCGCAGCACACAATAAACAGTTGCCATGCCTCCAGGGTGATCGGCATCCGCTTGAATGCCCACTCTCCTTTTGTATGTGGCAACAACTGGATAAATTTCGCAGCCTTTTCTGCCATGTCTTTATCGAAGCGGTAACGAAATTTCTTACTCTTTTCAGCCGCCATGTCATCGATATGACGCTGGCAGGCCTGAATGACAAACTGGCACGCCGGAATTTTCCCCCGCACAACGTTGCGGGCGTATTGATTCGCGGCGTTTACGTTGGGGTACGATTTCCGGCTCATGAGTTGATCATCTTCAGGAATGGGTTAGAGGTTTTCTTCTGTCCGGCAAGGCCAATCAGTCGCTGACGACTGCTGGGGTCAAGGCCAAGCATGGAGCCGGTAGAACTCATCTCCGATTCCTGCTCTTTCTTTGCGGTTAGCTCAGGGTTTTTTATCTTCCCCCCCATAGCACCAGTGATAGACAGCCCGTCTCTGGCAATATTTTTAACCGCCCTGCGCCAGAACTCGTAGGCAACACACCAGCGCTCAAGTACGGCAAGATCGGTAACACAGAGTAGCCCCTGTCCACATAATTCTTTCGTGGTCAGTTCCCACATGACGGCCGCCATTGGCAGACCTTCATCCTCAGAAAACCAGTCAGGTGGTGCCACGCCTTTAATCGGTGTGAATACAGGTTCCTCTTTATTCAGGGCTCGTTTGCCGGGGTTCCCTGCCAGCTCCTTGCGCGCCGTTGGCTTGGGGCGACGCCCGGAACGCCCCGCCGTTCCAGCCATAAGCGACACTCCTGGTTAAATTTCATTTTTCGCGGGTATAAAAATACGAGGAGGCGGGCAGTCCGGAAGGCGCGCGGTCGCAGAGATTCGACCTCCCCCTCCCCTGGCTGATGATGACATCAATTCTCATTTGAGCCGCTCACGCGCGGTCTTCGCGGCGTGACATGACCAGCAGAGGCTTTCAAGGTTGCTGTCTTCATCAGCACCGCCGTGGGCCTTCGCTTTGATGTGGTCCACGCAGGACGCCAGCTTCACGATCCCCTGCCGCAGATGGTTCTGACACAGCCCTTTGTCACGCTTAAGTATCCGCTCCCGGATAACTTCCCACTTTGTTCCGTATCCACGCTGCTGTCGTGATAGACCTGGCTTGTAGGATTTCCAGCCTTCACCTTTGTGATTTTCACAGTAGCCAGATGGGTCTGTTGTGGTAAAACGGCAGCCGCGAACACGGCAAGCCTTTGGTGTTCGTGGTGGCATTAATAACTCTTCGATGGGGGTACGTGTTATGGGCTTAAAAAACCTCGCAAAGACGAGGCTTCTTGATATTAATGTTAATGATACTTGCCCATTTAGTAATTGGGCACCCAAATTACCTCATCCCCTTGCTTTTCTCGCTCCGAGATCCAGTCGTCTATCCTTCTGTTAAAGTCCTCAACATCTGCGTCACTACAGCCACTACCAATGAATATATCCGTCCATTCCTTTGCGTAAGGACCTGCGCCTTGGAATGTTTCAGTACCACCAGGATGTTTTATTTTCCTTACCCGAACTGTTGCCATTATGCCCCCTTTAGATAGAGGAAAAACATTATCACAGGTGCACAGCAAATGCCTTATGCAAGGCCATCATCTCACTGGTTGAGGCCCTACTATTTATTGTGATCATTCCGGCCATGATTTTCCTTAGTTTCCCCGTTATGATGTTAACTCAGCTCATCAGTGGAGTGACACTAATGCCCCCATCAGATGAGGGATGACTGATTACCTCTGATAAGGATTATTATGGCTACCACCTCTTGCCCAAAATGCTCCTCAACAAGATTTGAATTAAAAGAACATCCTGTTGCTAACAGTAAATATAGAATTTTATTTATTCAGTGTTCTTCATGCGGTGCTGCAGTTGGAACTACGGAATATCAAAATACGAACTCCCTTATTCATAACCTTGCAAAAAAACTTGGATTTAGCATTTAAGCCTGAATAGCAGGCATTTTGTTAATGCCTGCTGTAATGCTGCTAGTCGCCGAGTTGCAACACACCGTGATCCACGTGACCCGGAATAGGCAATCAGCCCGGTGTACTCAGGGATAACCTCACCATCATCAGCTTCGAACTCAGGAGTTGTTAAAAAACCCCGCTATTGCGAGGCCGATATATTTGTTTTGATGTTGCTGATCTATGGAAAAGTGACACCAAGAACAGAGAGAGCGTTTTTCTTTTCCTCGATACGTCTATCCAGTTCAGCTACTGCATGCGGACGTATGGCCTCAAGAAAGACATTATCCTGATAGGTTGACTGGATTGTCACACCAAGCCCTGCACCACTTTCCAGTATGCTTTTCTGTCGCTGTAGCTCTTTCATCTCGTTATAGATGTAATGCGCGTTACTTAGGTTCTCTACGTTCACGACCTGGCTCCTTCAAGCAGTTAGCCTGTACTGATTTGTTGTGCGCCAGAATGTCCCGCTTCGTCTGCTTATCCAGCACGGCAATATCGTGCTCAGTGAGGTAGATGATGCTCACCCAGTCACATGCCGTGTCCGTTACTTCATGTTTTGCGGGTAAATTTTCCGCGCAACTCACGGTCAACATCGTCATCAGGAAGATGATTAACAGTCTGCTGTACATCCCTGGCTCCTTTTGTTGTCTCTATCCGGCGTTCTGCAATGACTTCAGTAGCAGCTGCACGTTCATCAGTGCGTTGCTGGTCCGCTTTTGCTTCAGCGATATTGGTACCGCGTGATTTACCCAGACCAAAAGCACCGGCAATTGCAGCCAGCACAGCAACGACCAGGCCGATAATCATTTCAAGTCCCATAGTGACCTCATACCAGTGCGGCCTTTGCTTTGGCGTAACGTTCACGGCGGTCTTTAATGCCGTTCTGCCCGCCATTAATAATCTGCGTTACGCGTTCCACATCACCCGAATACATCAGGCAACCGCGTAACGTGAAGTACCACGCCGCCGAACGGGCCGCATGTCGCTCCTGCGTTAGCAATTCTGGCGTACTGACAAGGTCAAGCTTCAGCGCCGCACCGCATTTGGTGTAGTTCTCACGACCGGTGATTTGCAGCAGGCCACGACCGCGATATTTCCAGCCGTCACCCTGGCTGTTATTCCCCATGCGGTCACCATAAACCAGATTGGCTATTTGTGGCTGGCGGGCCACCTGTTTACCATCGACACGCCCCAGCATTTCGCACTGATACGGCGTCAGACGCTTACTAAAGGTTTTCTTCAGACCCTCAACCGAGTAGTTAAAGCCCTCTGCCAGCGAAGTAAAGCCAGCAGATTCATGCCCAACTTGTGCAATAAACATCGCCTGGTCATCGGGTTTATTAATACCAAACTCTTTCATTGCTGCATCAATGTGCAGAAACCAGCGTGCAGAAACCCCGGCGCTGGTACCAGCCGCCTGCTGAAATTGTGATTGGTTCATATGTGTACCGGATTAAACCACTATTAATAGTAGGGATTACAATTCACCTAAGATAATGAAATTCAATTTAATTTAAGTCACAATGAGACTTAAGATAAATCCTAATGGTTTCATCTTCTTTTGCGGGTTGTAGCGATGTCGTTGCGACTCGCTTTTTTATTTGTGAACAGCATCAATAAGCCGCGCTACGTTGCCTCTGACGGCGACCAGCACAGACAGGAAAATAATGTTGGCCCCGATAGTGGCCCACGATGAATGAGGGTAGATACCGCACAGATACGCCAACGGAACGGCGCTGTAGATGACCGTAAGCAGCCACGCTAAGCGAGATATCCACGGTCGATGTCGGGAATCACCGCGACGGTAAAACATCAGGGTCAGCACTACCCCAGCGCAAAGCAGCGCGTTGATTGTTGCCGATGGGTCATTTAGTACCACCTGAACCTCCCCGGCGCGTTATCAGCGCCACCAGCGAGCCGATATCCTGGTTATTCAGAAACGTCAGGATTTTGACAGCTAAAGCAGAAACGATTACGGCTCCGATAGCGTCCAGAGGCTTATCACTGTAACCAGTCCAGTCAGCCAGCTTTGAACCAACCAGCCCTGAGCAGATGATCCCGGCGATGTAGGACACGACAAAATACGCCAGCCGGCGCGCTGTACTCAGGTCCGCGGCGGTTGCAATGTAAAATACAGCTCCGGCAAATGCGCCAAATACCACGCCGTAATCGGTTCCGGAAAGAAATCCATAGACACTGGCCCCCGTCAGGACACCACCAGCCAGTCCAGTACCGGAAATCGGATCGGACATTTAGCCCCCTCTTTATTGCTGTGAGTCCTCTCAGAAATGAGGGGAGTTTAAAAATGTTGCCATCAGCCAGCCTTAGATATGACAAAACCCCGCAGAGGCGAGGTTTTTAATGTTGTTAAGTTCGTGACTGAATGACCATTCTTATCACAATACATCATGTAATGCGGACCGCGTGATTGTTTTTTTCTTAAAAGTCTGTAGAGTAATCTCAATAGTTTCTCCTTGTTTTGCATTCGAATAATTTCGAGGGGTAATAATATGCGTGCAATGATTGACATTAAGAATTGTGGTGACATAATTATTCGTGATAATGTCTCATATTTAGACGCTCCGTTCCTCATCGCAAATAATGTAAAAAGCCTAACCTTAGACAGGAATACGACAAATAGCATTGAAACACCTTATATAATTGAAGATTGTGGTTCTATTCGAGCTCATGAAAACATCGATCAATTTAATAGTAATAGCATGCAGAGTATGAAAAAAAGCCCTCAAAACTTTAGATATTCACGATGCTACTTATTTATAGCGAGCGTATTGCATGGACAAATCCAATAGACCAATGTTTATCATAAAAAATACAAAAAAAATACAACTTAATGAGAATGAAACATCTTCAAGCACGCTTGCTGACATTGATGGAGCCGATGAGGTTACCGCTGATAAAAATAAGTCAGGGACACGTAATAAAGAAAAATCAATTTCGATGCAGCGCAAGATTTTTAATCTTATATTAGATAACATAAATAAAATTATAATTGGAGTTGTTATTGGAGTTGTTATAGCTGCATTATCAGCGCTCTTTGGATTTAAATAGAATAAAGATAGAGACATTGATTAACAACTAACATCATTGTCTCTATCAAAAATAATTAATCCATATTGAGACGGACATCAAGAATTGAGAGGCAACCATCAATAAAGCCTTCTGCCATCTGTATCTCAATGCGTATCAGTTTCTCATCCTTCTTTCGCGCTTTAGCTATCTTCCGCTTCGAGATGCCATACAGGTAATGAGCGACAAGAAGCGAGTGCTCATATGGCTTTCGGCTTTTCAGTCGAGCCAGGCAACCTTCAATGATAAGCGCATCATCATCTGTACATGACAATCTGGTTTTGCTTTTCTGCGGTAAAAGCCCCTTGAATCCTGCCGCAATCGGGGAGTAATCCACACCAGAACTATCGTTTGATGCCCAACCACCCCACCGTTTTAACACCATCTGAATATCGCGCATGTTATCTCCACTATTCATGCAAGTACGCCGATTGCCAGCGCACGATCTATAACCCGAAACACCAGTACCAGTTGGTCACCGTATTTCGCTTCAAATGCCACAGGATCAGCATGCAACTCGTCGTGATGCTCTCTGCACAGAGGAATCACAAACAGGTCGTGTGCCTTAGTACCCATTCCACCCTGCCCGTGGCCAATCAGGTGGTGGGGGTCGTCAGCTTGCTTGTTACAGCAGACGCACGGCTGGGCCTTAACCCATCTCGTGTATTTCTCATTCACCCAGCGGCGACGCTTGGGTTTTAGCATGAAGGATTCCGGCGTCTCCGGGTCTACCTTCATCGCCACTATCTTTTTCGCTTTCTCCTGTACCAGTTGTTGAGCGGGTAATGCCGGAACAATATCGCTTTCACGTGTTACCGACTGGTGGGACTCTTTCTTCAGACGAAGAGCTTTATGTGCTACGGCTTCAGGTATCTCCTCAGCCAGGTCGCTCCTGACCATCCACCAGCAAAACTCCGGCAGTGTAAGAATGTGGTCCTCACTGAAACCTAATTGGCCGTTTACAACCTTCAGTAGCCAGGATACCAGGTTTTCACGGGCTATACCCGCCAGACCTTCAGTGAACTGATCACGAATTTTTAAGTCACAGCCCCAGCACGTGCGGATTGAGCCAGGTGCATGCCGGGTTATGGTGTAGTTGCGATCGTGCCACTCGCTGTGTGGGTACTGACATTCCAGTTTTCTTTCGAGCCAGGCATCCAGTGAATTGAGTCCACCTGCACGATGTATGACCTTCTGATTTTCGAAGACATCACGCATTAACGGATCATTCTGAAGCTCCTGAGTTGTCTCAGGCAGCAGACCAGACGGTAACTCAGCCATTGACTCTGCCTGTGGCTCGATAAGAACACGCCCACGTCTGAACAGATGCATCAATTCACTGCCTGGACGAAATATCACTACCCCGGTCATCGGGGCCACTTCAGGTGTCAGTAATGCCCTCACGCTACCTGCCCCTTAGCAATATGCTCTGCCCACAGACCACCAATCCAACGAACACCCTTGGCGGTGAAGCGGGACTGATTGAACGCGTAATTTGTCTGGTTTGTCGTACCCGTCTTCACCTCGAAGCGCCCTGCTTCGATATGCTTGCTCTTTGGCGTGAGAACACGGTTAAGCCGGTACATGATGCCGTTCTCAATCAGGAACATCGCAAACTCCGGCTCTTTGGCATTAAGCAGCTTGGCAACCTGTCGGAAAGTCATTGAACCAGTAGCCGTCACATAACGATCAACGAACTCAGCCTTCGGCGCGGCTACTGCCAGTTCTTCGCTCAGGCGCTGTTTCTGTTCTGCCAGATCAGCAGCAAGGCGCAAAGCTTCAGGAAGTGACCGTGGAACAATCATTCCACCGCTGCTCTCCAATTCCTGCCAACGGTCAACAAGTCGGGCGGTAAACTCCGGCGATAACTGGGCAACGATCACATAGCTGTCTCGTTTGTTCACTTCATAGTGATGGTAGGTCTGACCGTTCTGGGGATGGGTGTACTGCAATGCAGTATACCCTCCAATCACTCCCGAATTCATGAGTCGCTCTATCGTTACGCAGACATTGCTGTGCCGGGAATCAACCAGTTTCGCAATCTCACGGCTGGACATGGTGATCTGCTGACCTACCGTCGCTGCATGATGGGTCGGACACGTTACGGTTATGCTCATCTGTTGCATGCTCTGTCTCCACTTATCAGGCGGCTGCACCCGCCATTGGTACATGTTTAGTGATCGATATTTCTACTCGCCCACCAGGTACTTTCGGTCCCCACTCCACCAGCATGCGTCGCACCTGACTGTCGTCCTCCCAGATGCCTGCATGTGTAAGCGCGTCAAACAGCGCTTTGTTGTAGTTGTCTATGTCGCGGCGGCGTTCATCAGGTGGATAGAGAACAATCTCTACTGATGCCTGTGATGATGACGGCTTAGGGAGAATGCGGAGTTGCTCAACGATAGCCACACATGCTGCGCTCTGGTATGCCCTGCCTTTGGCACTGATGAGGTGGCGGCCAGCCAGTGGCCCCTTGTTAGGAGCACGCCAGTAGGTGTTTACGCTCGGAGGAAATGGCAGTACCAGTTTCATCATGATTCCACCCCAAAGCGCCCGTTCATGCGCCCTATTTTTCCTACGAACTCCAGCAGGGTTATCCCCAGTGGCTTTATCTTCTCGTGATGCTTCTTCAGGATCGGCGGGACTGTCTCGTTCCAGTTTGGTTTGGGCTTCACCTTCATTGCTTTCCTAATCTCGTCGCTACAGCGTTTAGCCTGAGCCTGAATAGCGTTCTCGGTTTCCTGGTTCATGCGCCTTCTCCTTTCGCCCAGTCGATGTGCATTATGCTGCCCGGAATCAGATGCAGGTCTGGTTTAACAGACTGGTTTCCCCAGTGATGCCAGCCGGGGGCCGCGCAGCGGCTGAACAATTCAATGCGTGACACATCGCCATATAACTGCTCCAGACGGTAACGCGCTTCTGCTGGCTTCTGGCTGTGATCGCCGAGTGGGCTGTAGATAACCTGCTTGATGCTGGCGTTCTGACGCTCAAGACCTCTTCCTCTGGTGGCGATCAACAGATCCTCGGTATTGGCGCGAGTATGGTTACCACCGTTCATTCTGGTCTGAGCGTTCAACAGGTCGAGGAAGTCGTAAAAGTCCTCTACTCCACCAGCCTGAAGCGCTTTGTTAATGTGCTGCTCTGCCAGTGCGTTAAGCTTCACCCAAGTGAATCCCTTCATGGTGCGTACCTTAAAACCCCATGCTTCAGCCAGTTCGATTGCTTCGCGGGTATGTGTACCGGTGAACCACATGGCCAGAACGGAATCTTCCGCAGCCAGCTCCCAGACAGGCAGGCGTTTAATGTCGATGAGTTTCATCGTGCCGTAATGGTTTTCCGCTGCACCATTGCTGATGGTGTTTCCGTATTCCCATGGTGGATCGGCGTAAATCAGTGAATAACTCATTAACGGCCTCCCGAAAATCGACCAGCCAGATAACATCCGTCTTCGGCAATAACTGCTGGCTTAGCCAGGCCAAGACAGCGCTGTCGTTCTGCCAGTATTGCTGCTCGCTCTGATTCAATGGCTGATACGCTGAACGCCTCCATGTAAATCGTTGCAGCACGGTGAAAGAGACCTTTCGACTCCAGACCTTTCGCCGTTTCCATCAGGGCGCTGACTTCAGGAGTAGGTTCAAACACTTCGAAGTGGCAATCTGCTGGAGGTTCCGCGTAGTAACGGAATTGTCGCCCGTCTCGTTTACGCGTTGCCAGCCCAGAACCATACAGGCGGGAAACGGCGAGTTGGAGTCTGTCCTGGCTGAACGGGGTCAGACCTTCGATAATGTCTCTGGTCGTTGCGCCGGGATTCATGGCAATAAACATCTGGACCGTTTTCAGAATGCTCATCGTTACCCCCTGAATCCTTCAGGAATGCGTGTATCGCACTCGTATTTGGATTTAAACATTGGGTCCTCTCGAACCTCATTTTTGCTCGCTGACGCTGATAACTTCAGAGACAACTCATCCCATTTTTCACGCAGCTTCGAAGGACTGAGAATGTTTTTGCACCAGAAGGGATCACGATTTACACGACCGTACAGCTCGCAGATCTGGCGGTGATTGCGATTATCCTGAGTGCACATCAGACGAACCTCGTTAGCCCAGGAAACCCAGTTAGGTTCTTTAGGGCGAACCAGTTCACCGTCAGACTCAGCCGCTTGTTCGTAAAGTCGTATAATCTTTCCCCAGATCCATTCTGCGCAGGTTAAATCTTCCTGAGTTCCCCACTGCCGTTTCGCAGCGCTGAAAACTACAGCTGTTGGATGGCGAGACATAAAATCATTTGGATTAACTAAAGCGTCCGGTTGCGAAGCTTCCGGACAAGAAGGGGTTTTATTCTCTGTAGTACTCTCTGTTGTATTCTCTGTAGGATCATCAGTGCATTTTGACCTGATGACAGCGGTTCGTTTTGACCTGATGGAGTGTGTCACTTTGACCTCTTCCATCGTGTCATTTTGACCTGATGGAACAGCGCATTTTGACCTCTTCGATTCGGTCACTTTGACTTCATCTAAAAGCTCGCTTTCATAGTTGATCGTGTAGAAGTTGGTCATGTCTCGTTGAGACTTGTTCAGTTGCTCAATTTTGAGCACACCGAGTGTCTTCAGGCGGGTGAAGGTACGCTTCAGGGTCGACTCAGACCAGAACGGGAACTGCTCCAGCCACTGTTCTGTCGTGTTGTAAATCCAGCGAACACCATCACTTTCCATGCCTGATTTGGTTTCTTGCAGCCAGTAATTAATCTGCTGCAATGCAATCGCCTCATTCAGGCCAATGCTGTATGCAAGGTCAGGATTAATTACTATTGGCCGTGATGTCATTAACAGGCTCATTCTGATCCTCTATTTCCCTGAATTTACGCTGAAACTGTTCGAGAGGACTGAAGCACTCATGCTCGTATCCGTCGCGCAGGTATATAACCCGTTGAGTTTCTGGCTCCCACCGGATAACCCTGACTGGGACGCCGTAGCTGTCTTTAAACCGTCTGTTGAGTGCTCGCATTCGACCTTCTCCGCCTGGCCGTTGAAATCACCTACAACCCAATCGGCAAACTGGTAGCAGACAGGCTCAAAGCATCCGGATACCATTACTCCATACACGAACTGCGCCGGATCTTTTCCACCCGGCATAGGTCGAGCAATAAGTTGCGACCTGCGGTACTGTGTTGTTACACTGTTCATGCGTTAGTTTCTCCACTGAATACGACACGCCACGACGCCAGGAGCTGCACACTCGCTGGCGTCACTTCTTTTGACGGCGGCTGAATAAGGCCACAATCGCGCGGATTTCTTCTTCACGTGCTGCCAGATGGCGGCGGTGATGTTCCTGAATTTCTTCGGCTTCATGCTTTTCAATCACTCCATCCTCAAGCGCCTTCTGGATAATCTGATCAACCTGCCCTCTTGCAGCGGCTGTGCGCATTGCACGGCTGAACAAGTCAACACGGTCCAGATCTTCCAGGTTTGGTACGTCCACCAGCAGCGCACCGCGACGTTTAGCAAAGTAGTCGGCAACGAATGACGTGTTGGAAATGTCTTCCATCGCTTCCAACTCGGTGACTTCAAAGAAACGACAACCGTTTTTCTCGTAAAGGTTGTTGTTGAACTGGGTTTCTGACATGCCCAACGCACCAGCCATAGCCTGACGGCCTCCGGGGTACGCCTTACACATTGCTTTCACTACTTCTTTCAGTGTTTGCTCTACCATCTTGTTTTTCCTTTGGTAGTTATGTTGAGGGTTCAATTTCAGTAGACTGAAGCGGTGGGAAAACATCATCGATACTTACTTCTGCGCCGAAATCATTGAGCGCAGAAACAATTGCGCGGCACTGATCGATGTTCATTTTTCTTTTGCTGTTTTCGTAGTGGCAAACTGCCCCTTTTGTTACACCAAGTGCATTTGCTAAGTGCCCCTGAGTGATGCCTAACTTGGTTCTAATTGCTCGAAGGTTATTCATTTCACTCTCCTGTTAACAGCACAAATATACATTTTGTATCCGTAAATCACAAGAGAGATATACGTTTTGTGACTCGATTAAAAGTATACGGGCTGTATTATTTTGGTATGACTATGAAATGGTACGATTTGGCTAAAACCCTGATGAAAGAACAGGGAGTTACTCAAGAGCAGCTTGCAGAACACCTTGGTATTACTAAAGGTGCAGTTAGCCATTGGTTGAATGCACGGCGTGAACCAGGCCTGGAAGAGATTGCACGAATTCTAGAGTTTTTAGGGAAGAAAAATTTTTCTGTCGGCGCGGGCGGCTTAATAGTTGATGATACCCTCAAAGGGGATGTTGAGTATGTTGGCCCATATAAGCCAGGTAAAAAGTATCCTGTATTAAGCAGCGTAAAAGCTGGTGCCTGGGGGGAAGCTGTAGAAGCATATACCCTGAAAGATATTGACCTTTGGCTCGAGTCAGATGCACATATTCAGGGAGAAGCCTTCTGGCTGGAAGTTGAAGGTGACTCCATGACGGCTCCAGTTGGGCTGAGTATTCCTGAAGGTACGTTTGTCTTGTTTGACACGGGCAGAGATCCTGTAAATGGCAGCCTGGTGATTGCAAAACTATCAGATACAAACGAAGCCACTTTCAAAAAATTAATTGTTGATGGTGGTCAAAAATATTTGAAGGGACTGAATCCGCAATGGCCTCTTGTGCCAATCAACGGCAACTGTAGAATCATCGGCGTCGGCGTTGAAACCAAACTACGACTTATCTAAACATTCCTTGTTACCCAGCTGCTTAGCTGGGTTCTCAAAATCATATGGGGCAACCCGTCCCAAGCAGACTTAGGCGCAACTTTCCATATCCTCTCTGATGTGTCACGGCAATACATAATGTTAATATTAATTTTTTAGTATACAAATCGTATTGACTGGAATGAATACGTTTTGTATATTCTAATCATCGATAGAGAACATTGTGAGTAAGCATAATGAGCACAAGCGCAAACAGAAAGATGATAGCTCTACCTGATGGGATGAAATTCACTCCTGTTTATAGTAAGTGCCCTGTATGCGGTTGTGACTTACAGAAGTGGCATGATTCCTTTGTAGAGCAGGTAAGCACCTATCAGACAAAGAATTGTTCCGGTAATACTGAATGCACGTTTGAAACCAGTCCCAAGAAATTGCTGGCCCATAACATATTCTACAACTGTGTAGCGTGGGTGATTCTTCCATTCTCCGCAGCAAAAAAATATGCCGCCGAGAGAAATCAAAAGCGCAGAACTGGTAGGTAGCTTAGGTAGCAACCCTCCAGCAGTGGAAAGAAAAACAATAGTACAGATTACGATCAGTACTTTATACCAAACATCCAATTGAAGATTGGATAAAGGATTATGGTAGTGCTCTTTTCGTTGTGGCATTAGCTCAGTTGGATAGAGCAACGGCCTTCTAAGCCGTGGGTCGCAGGTTCAAATCCTGCATGCTACGCCAGCATGAAACGTTATTCAGGAGCGCTTATGGCGGCTTATGACATCAAACTTAGCAATGGTTGGATTAGTACTGTCAATTGTGCGAACAGCGAAAGCGAAGCTATCAAAAGGCTGATTAGTGAACGTGAGCGCATGGGTTATGAACATACCGACGCTTCTGAAATTAGACGCATGAAAGAGAGCTATGGAAATGGCGGTCATGGATTAATCGCCTGTGAAAAGTTTCACCCAATCACGTAGCCATCGTGGTTCAAGTAAGTAAGAAAGCTGTGTGGAGTCTTGGCGGTACCAACCTTTGAAGTCCCTGGTACCGCCATTTTTACTCAACTGAAAGCGCGTTCTGTCCCTTGTCATTAAGTGCCAGTTCGTTAAATCCAAAACCTGCGGAACGCGCTTTCAATTGAGTGGAGAAACTAACCGGCGATTGCAGTCGCCCGTTTCACTAAGTGCCTCTCGATGGGGCATTTACTGAAACGAAACCCAAACTTTTATTCGCATTTTTGCGAGGGATTCGTGCAACCAAAATTCAGCGCCGTGCAGGGCGCATATAACACGGAGAAACTAACCATGACGACCACACAGAACGTCACTGAGTTACAACCACGTATGACAAGAGAGCAACTGATCGATGCAGCCCGTAAAGCGGCACCTCTCCTTCCAACTGCTTCCCAGTGGCTGATGAATGAACTGGCTAACCGCTACGATGTTCAGGGTGTCGCACTGTGCGAATCAATGGAACAGCGTAAGTCGCTGGCTATTGAGAACACCGTTTTGCGCGACGATGTTAACTGCTGGGCCAAAGAGTGCGACCGCATCGTTGAACGTCATACAAAATCGCCGACCAATATGCACATGCTGGAGGCGCAAAAAGAATTACGCGAGTTAACTCCAGTAACCGATCAGGTTATTCGCGATATCCAAGCAACTGGCGTGGAAAAGTACGCAAACGTCACTATTGCCATAGGGAAAGAAGAGCAAGAAGAAAGCATTGTTTACGCTGGTAATCAGGCTCTGTTATTCGCTAACCAACTTCGTGAAGGTACTGCGTAATGGCCGCCAACTCATTCAAGCAGATGTCCCGTGACGGGACCATCAAGCGCACCGATACCGGGATGTTTATCAGCCTTGACCATATCCACGTGCGTGAAGGTTTCAACAAGCGTGAAGACGACGAACGCACCCGCCAGGCAGATGACGACCTGTTTAACTATCTGATGAACGGTGGCACCGTTCCTCCACTGGAGGTTATCGCACGTGATGAAGGTGGTGTGTGGGTTGTTGAAGGCCATCGCCGCCGTCGCTGCTACGCACGTTGTGCTGAAGCTGGTAAGCCAGTAGACCGCATTCATATCATGCCGTTCAACGGTAACGATGTGCAGCGTCTGGCTCGCATCATGACCAGTAATAACCAACTACCCCTTTCTGATATTGAACAGGCCGCTGTTATTCAGGAGCTTCATAACGCTTTCAACCAGACCACCAGCGAGATTGCAAAGCTGGTAAATAAGTCTGTGGCGACTGTTGAGAAGTTGCTCACTCTGAGTACCGCTAATTATGACGTTCAACAGGAAGTTAAATCTGGTGCCGTGTCTGTTGATGTTGCTGTTGACCGCGTTCGTGAGTTTGGCGAACAGGCTGGTGAGGTTCTCAAGCATGATAAAGCAGTAGCCGCAGCCCAGGGCAAAACAAAAGTTACGCGCAGTTCTATCGCTCCGGAACTCAACATTAAAAGCGCTCGCCGTTTCGTGGAGTTAATGGCCATGGCGACGATCAGCGATGAAGGCGTGTTCACTTTACAAGGCACGGCACTGGCTGAAGCTCTGGCGATCATCGACGAACACAAAACCATTGCTGAAGCTCGCGAAACATATCGCCTTTCACAGCCAATCCCTACGACAGAGATTATCGGGAAAGTGCTGTATGTGAAGCTGGACGGTAAGGAAATCGGCTCAGCAATAATTTATCGCGGTAAGAACGTCACCCTGGATTTAGGCGATAAAAAAATAATCGCCAGCCAGTCAAAGGCAGTCGCCCACTTCGTTAAACAACACAAACTTCAGCAGGTACACACCAATGCAAACGATCAATAACCGTATGACAGAAACTCAAGTTGCTGATCTCTTCAGCCTGGCGGTTCAGTTGCAGGTTAAAGCTGAAGAATCAGATGATCGTGATACTGCAATTTTGGCCTACTCAATTCAAAACGCGTGCTCAAATTTAACTGAATCCCGTCGCGAGTTCTGGGCAGCAGACGCGACTATTAACAATCTTGAACTGAAAATAACAGACATGGCAGTACAGCTCGCTAATGCCGAGAGCAAGTGCAGGGTGCTGGCGGCGGAGAATGCTGGGCTAAAAAATCCAGATAACTGGTTGTCACAGAGTGACTACGGTTACGAGGCATCTGAGGTTGCCACTCAAAATGGCGCAACTGAAGATGAATCACTGAGGGCCGGGATGATCGCAATTATTAATCGAATCGGAACCCCGGAGACAGACGCTTTCATGGCTGAAATGCGGGCAAGTGCGCGTGTCAATTTCATTGACCGCATTGAGTGGATTATTCGTAACGAATGCAATCCCGATAAAACAGAAGTAATCATTAGTGAGTTGCAGAAATTTTCTGACGAATTGAAGCTGGAGGCAGCCCAATGACAGCACTCAACAAACAGGCGCCGATCAAACATCCCGCAATTCGTTATCACGGTGGTAAGTTCCGCCTGGCGCCATGGATTATCGATCAGATGCCAGAGCATGTTTGCTATGTAGAGCCATTCGGCGGCGCAGCAGGAGTGCTACTGCAAAAGCCACGCAGCTATGCAGAGGTTTATAACGATCTTGATGGTGAGGTGGTAAACCTGTTCCGCGTCCTGCGTGACCCGGAACTGAACCAACACCTGCAGGATACCTGCGCATTGACGCCATATTCCCGCGATGAATTTTGCGCCGCGAGAGAGGCGACATCCGATCCGGTAGAACGTGCCCGCCGAATGGTTGTGCGTGCTTGTATGGGTTTTGGTTCTGCTGCTGGTATCGGAGATCAGTCAGGATTCCGTAGTGACAGCAAGCGCAAATACGCTACTGCCTCGCACCTGTGGGAACGTTATCCGGCAAATTTGGCTGCGATATGTCAGCGCCTGCAGGGTGTCATTATCGAGAATAAAGACGCACTGGCGGTGATGCGAGCCCATGACGCAGAGACAACGCTCCATTATATCGACCCGCCATATGTGCCGGAAACGCGAGTACAGGGTAATCGCTATTACAACCACGAAATGACCGTTGAAGACCATGAACAATTGCTCGCTGTGGCCAGAACGATGACAGGCATGGTGATGATAAGCGGGTATGACACTGAGGTTTATAACGACATGCTAACTAGCTGGAGTAAGACAGAAAAAACATCACGAATCAGCGCAGGGCGAGGTACGAAAGTACGCACAGAATGCCTCTGGATTAACCCGGTAGCGCAGCGAAAACAGGAGTATGCAGCATGACAACTAACAACCACCCGGCGCACGGTCATGTATCACTCGATCGCCTGCACCAGATAAGCGAAATACTCAGCAAAGCAGCAGCACAAAGCGACGGCGGTAATCTCGGCTACGCAATGGCTGATGCTGTGAAGGTTATTAATGGGGTGATTGCATCAAGGAGCGCAGAGCCAGTATTTTTCATCGAGGTTGAGGGAGACGACTGGATTCAGGCTGGCAGGATTCCGGGCAGTACGTTTGATTTTAATAATCTGCCGGATGGCGTCAATAAGCTCTGGGCCTCCCCGCAGCCAGCGGCAGTAGTGCCGGATGAAAAGCCTATGCCAGAGTCGTCGAAAATGCACGCGATAGACGCGGTAGCTGCAATCGCAGAGGTAAGGGGGTGGAACGACTGCCGCGCTGCCATGCTTCAGGCTGGCAACTATCCGGTAACTCAGGATGGTTACGTACTGGTGCCGAAGGAATTGACCTGTGCAATGGATGACGCAGCATGGGAGGCGTATCACGAAACTCGAAGCATGAGTGATATATGGGCAGCGTTACTGGCGGTAGCACAGCAGCATTAGGTGAAGTGATGCCTCCAGTTAAAGTCGTAATTATCACACTGGTTATGGTGGTGATTGCAAGAATGATGTCTGGTGAAATTGGGTGGGTATGGTAATGGCTAACCTGCAACTGGCAGTTAACGGTGAATACTTCGACCAGATGAAGTCAGGAGAAAAAACGGAAGAGTATCGTCTGGTTAATCCTTACTGGGAAAGACGCATCCACGGCAAAGACTATGACCGTCTGATCATCACTCGTGGTTATCCGAAGCGAGACGATATGAGCAAGCGTATCGATATCCCGTATGACGGTTACGAAATCAAGGTGATCACGCATCCTCACTTCGGTGACAAACCTGTGAAGGTGTTCGCTATAAAGGTGAATATTCATGCCCAGTAAACTCAAGCAGCGGCGTGTGCGTCGCCTCAAAACGGATGTGGCATGGTGGAAATCTGAAGCTGAATACTGTAAGGCGCGAGTGTTCGAACAGGCAAACGAAATTGCTGAACTCAGAAGCATGGTGATTCGTGTACCAATACCGGTAATGGTGCCAGTAGAGATATTTCATCAGCTAAATGGGAAGGATTCGAAAGAATATCCATTATGTCGCAATTGCAACGATGGAACCCGTCACGGATGTTCATCGTGTGCTTACAGAATGAAGTAACCGGGTGCAGCCGGTTTAAGTGGAGAACTATCTATGAGCGGACAAATCCAACGTTTTCTTACTCCAGATGACCTCTATCAATTAACTGGTTATCGTCGCCCTTCCTTACAGTGCAAAGCTCTCAGGGATAGTGGAGTATTTTTTATTCCACGTAAGGACGGCAGACCTGGAACAACATGGGATCATGTATCAAACCCGGTTGGCCTTAAGTTGATAGTGAGCAATCCAGAGGAAGAAGAACCAAACTTTAAGGATATGTAATGTCTAGAGCTCGCAAAAACCCCGATGATAACTGGATGCCTCCCCGCGTTCGGCGGGGAAAATCTGCTTATGAGTTTCGTACAACAGATGGTCGTACCATCAGGTTGTGCAATCCTGATTTAACAAAATCGCAGGTATGGGCAGCTTACGAAAACTTCATTAACGATTTAAAGGTTGGTACGAACTTCAACGCACTTTGTGAGGAGTTTTTTAATTCCGGTGATTTCCACGAATTAGCAACAGAAACAAGAAAAGACTATAGAAAATATGGTTCAAAGATAAATGTTGTCTTCGGGAAAATGAAGCCGGATAACATTAAGCCAGAGCACATCAGAAAATATATGGATAAAAGAGGTGTTAAGAGCAGAGTTCAGGCAAACCGCGAGAAAGCATTTATGTCCAGAGTTTTTCGGTGGGCATACGAACGAGGAAAGGTGAGGATGAATCCTTGCCAGGGCGTTAAGCAATTTAAAGAGCAGGCTCGAACACGTTATATTAGCGATAGGGAATATGATGCACTTTATAGCGTTGCTTCTATTCCTGTAAAAGTTGCAATGGAGTTGGCATATCTATGTTGCGCACGCCAGGGAGATATTCTTGACCTCAAAAAGAGTCAAATATTGAACGAAGGAATTTTAATCCAGCAGAGCAAAACCGCAGTTAGCCAGATCAAGGCCTGGACAAAACGTCTGGAGGATGCCGTTAATCTTGCTGACTGCATTCCTCTCAACAGCGGTATGGTCAGTATTTTTGTCATCCACCAGCCATCAGGTCTTCGATACACCCGCGATGCTTTTAATGCGCAATGGATGAAGGCCAAAAAACTTGCTGCTGATAAATATCCAGACCTGGATTTCCAGTTCACTTTCCATGATCTAAAAGCCAAAGGAATTTCTGATCTTGAAGGTACTCTGAGTGAGAAGCAGGAAATTTCAGGTCATAAAAATGCCTCACAAACTGCGAGATATAATAGAAGAATTTCAGTTGTTCCGGTCGTTGGGGGGCAGTAA